GACTCCTGGTTCTTAACGCAGTGTTTAATCGGAGACAGCACCGATGGCTATCCAGGGCTACCTGGTACTGGCCCAAAGAAGGCCGAGAAGGTTTTAGGTAACCACCCTTCCTGGGAGCAGGTTGCCCAAGCATACATCAAGGCCGGGTTATCTCTAGAGGATGCCCTGGTCCAATCCCGGTGCGCCAGGATACTCAGGTGGGATGACTGGGACCAGGCTAAAAACGAAATGATACTTTGGAGTCCAGCCCATGCTAATTAAACGCCAATCGATAGTAACCGGAGAAATAAACGAGATGGAGATTGATGTCGAGCCTAACCAGCTTGCCATGCATGCCGAGGGTACCCTGGCCCAGATAGCATTTCCACACCTCCCGTCCGAACACCGAGAGTTCCTGATCTCTGGGATTACCCCCGACGAATGGATCGACATGAACATGTGTAAGGACTGCGACGAATGATCCTGACAACGAGAGACCTCAAGTACCTGAGTGGAAACTTCGAGCAGCCTAAAGGGAGTTACGACACTCCTGATCGTTACGACGAAGAGAGCCGCCCTTACTGCAAATGCATCAACATCAACCAAGACCGCCACTGGCTCGACCCGTGTCCAGATTGCGGCGAGAGAGTGAGAGTATGAGTATCAATGACGCAACACCACAAGACTGGGATCGTGCCCAGAAGACCGGACTAGAGCCCTGGGCCACCCCCGCAATCGAGGAGGCCAAAGCTATAGCAATAGGTGCCAAGGCCCTACCCACTGATCCAGTAGCCAGGAAGATGATCCCGGTCTACACAGGCTTCATTAGTTACTTTCCCAGGGCAATAGCAGCCGTGAGTAAGATCAGCCTGGTAGGCGGCATCCAACACGGCCAAACAGCAGAGAATCTGCACTGGGACAGGTCCAAGTCAGGTGACGAGCTAGACGCTCTCATGAGACACATCCTAGACAAAGACTGGGCTCAGGTAGCCTGGAGGGCTATGGCTAACCTAGAGAAGCAATTGGAAAAGGAAGTGACAAGTGGCCATGACTAAAAAGCAATGGATAGAGGTAACACAGATATGAACAGAACTGGAACCGAAGACCTATTGGATGCTCTCGATGAGTATCCGCCAATGTCAGACGAGGAACTACGAGCTCATCTCGCATCATCAAAAGAGAAGGCCGAGCGGGATGCTGAGAACAGAAGAAACCTTTGGCTCAGGTTACAGAAGGAGTTCCCAGCAATAGAGAAGTAGAGAAGGTAGGAAAAGGAATGGGTGATGTAGATAGCGGGTATCCAGTAGCGGTACAACGAGGTACCTAGGATTGCTCCACTATCTACACCACCACAACTGGTGAGCTAGGAAAAAACCGACAAGCTTGATGGTTTAAACCTGAAGTATTGGCGCACTATAGTTCCGCTATTGGCCGTTGTCCAACAAAGGACATACCTTTATACCCTGACCTACCCTTTTGGGGTATATGGTTATACGAGTAATAGATGCATACAAATGCATAGAAACACTAAAAACACCCCATTTATAGAAGTGTCCACCCATTAGATTACTAGTAGTGGCTACGCCGCGCGCCAGTGACTGTTGTCTAGTTCCACTCGATGTCATAAGTACACAGGTACCCAAGTTCACTACGACACTAAGTAGCGCAAACAAGTGTCACTTGTTCACACTAAGTAGCACATAAACAAGTGTAGTCAGTTTGTCAGCTACAACGCCGCCTAACCTCAGACCAAAGACCAAAGACATAAGTAGTCTCAGGTAAAGAAGAAGGCGAAGCCTACTCATTAGCAACCAGGAGGGACTAACAGTGTCCCCTCCACTGCCCTCCTGGTTCTTTATTCTCCTTAGTCGAGGGTTATGTGTTTCTTATAGTAGTCATGTGCCTACATGTGTTTCTTATGATAGACATGTGTAGCCTAATGTGTACCACAGTGTACATAGTTAGGCATGTGTGTCATGTGTGTATACATGTGTGGACTCAGGTAAACATGGGTGGACATGGGTGGACTTAGGTGGACATGGGTGGTCATGGGTAGGTCCCCATTTTCAAAGAAGAAATATAGGGTCATTCCAATAAATTTTACAGAAGTTAAATGTAAATGGGCATCACTCTCAACAACAGCCAAGATCGGACAAGGGATAATATATCCGTTGCCCATAGGAACCCAGGTAACACGGGGCCTGTGGCCTGATCGCTCAGAATTTTAGGTTCCCTGGCTGGAAAATGGACCCCCATGCCCATTGCCTCCAGTCGATTTCAAAATCAACGGTTAACCCCTTCGTCGTTGTTGTTGTTGTTGGCCTCTTTTAAGCAGCGTCCAAATTTGAAAAAGACCACCCAAGCAGACCTCAGAATCTCCCGGGTAGACAAAAGTCCCCAGGACTCCCCCAGTAAAACACTTAAGGTAAACCAACATGGCACTCGAATCCGGCACCTACATCAATAGCCTAAACATTAGTAACCCGGCTGCAACCGATGCTCTGAGCCAGGCAGACGAACATTTGAGATTTTTGAAAGCTAGTATTAAGGCATCCTTCCCCGGAGTGACCGGGGCGGTGACCGCCACCCACACTGAGCTAAACACCAAGTCTGCTATCACTAGCAATGGCTCTACCCCCGCCCTGGCTAGTGGCATTTCTGCTGCTGAAGTGTTAACCCTACTAGGTGTCACTGATGCCACCCCCGCTATTGTGTCTGACGGCTCTTCCCCGACCCTATCAAGTGGGATCACGGGTCCTGAGATCGTCCAGCTTATCGGTGCTGCCACCCTGGCCACCGTGTACCCAGTCGGTAGTATCTATACCTCTGTTGTGTCTACCTCCCCGGCTACCCACTTTGGTGGTACCTGGGCTGTATTGGCTGCGGGTAAGGTCCTGGTTGGTTTCGATGCGTCAGACACCGACTTCGCCGGGGGTGCTACTGGCGGCAGTAAGACCCATACATTGACGATAGCGGAGATGCCTGCCCACACCCACAACATAACCATTGAGAATACGCGGGGTGAAGGTTCTGATGGTGCCGAGGATGGTGCAAGCAGCTTTGCCTCCACTGACACTAGTTCCACTGGTGGTGGTGCTGCCCACAGTATTCTCCAGCCTTACCTGGCAGTCTATATGTGGAAACGTACCGCCTAATTTTTAGATACCAGGAACAGGTTCCATATTATGGCAAATATAATCCCAGTGCGCGGGGTCGGTGACGTTGGCGTGGTGACAGATATACGTCCCGCCTCCCTGCCCGTAGCAGCCTTCACCCGGGCAAAGAACGTCAGGTTTGACCAGGGCGCAGTCTCTCGCGGTCCTGTGTTCCGAACAATCAAAAGTAGCCTCAGCGTAATCCCCAGGTTCACCTACGGTATTCCCGCAGCAGCCGGGGGCGGCTTCTCAAACGTAATAATGGTGTCCCCCACCTACCAGATACGCAGTTACAACAATGGCTCAGTAGTATCCAGACAGGGCTCTATAGGTACCACCTCAGCATCCACAGCAAGTTTTACGGGGGCCTCCTTAGCGGACATAACGTACCTCAACCGAAACGATAAGATTCCGGTATATATGGCTAATGGGGGCTCCTCTTTTGCTGACCTGACACACTGGGATTCCACCTGGAGGACTGAGGTACTCAGGTCCTATGGTGACTTCCTGATTGCTTTAAATAACGTCGAGGGGGGTGTTAACTATAACTCCCGTGTTCGGTGGTCGGACCTTACCCTGGCAAACTCTATACCAGGTTCTTGGAACGCATCCGACACCACAAAGTCTGCTGGCTTTAATGACCTGGTCGAAATGAAGACCCCCATCGTTGATGGTTTAGCCCTAGGTACCAACTTCATTATCTATAGCCAAGACCAAGTATGGCTCATGGAATATACGGGCGGCAGCTTCATCTTTAACTTCAGGAAGCTATTCTCTGATGTTGGCATCATGAATCAGAATTGTGTTGTCGAAGTCGAGGGCAAGCATTTTGTGTTTGGCGATAATGATCTTTATATGCACGACACTCATTCGAAGCAATCGATAGCTGATGAGAAGGTTAAGCAGTATGTGTTCTCAGGTTTAAACTCGGCCAGGACCGATAGGTGTTTTGTCCAGCACAACCCCGAACTCGAGGAAATCTACTTTTGTTATTCCTCCGGGGATGACATGGCCGAGTTCACCTCTGGTGACAGATGCAACCGGGCGGCAGTCTACAACTACAAGAATGCTACCTGGTCATTTCTGGACATGCCCAATGTTAGCTCGAGTACCCAGGGCACCGTGGACTCGACAGAGACTTACGCGACTGTCGTGGGTAGCTATGCCACCATTGGTGGTAGCTACTTTTCTCAAGAGGCGCAGTTCAATACCCACATCCTCTTCACGGGTGAGGTGTCCACGGCTGATGGATTATCCTCTAGCAAACTCTATGGACTTGACCTTGCGGACTTCAATTCCAACCTAACTTTTCCTCTTGATACCGAGGCTACCAAAAATCCCCAGGTTGAACGAGTCGGCATTGATCTTGACGAATTGTCATCGGTTGCCGGGTATAAAGTGGTCACTAGAATTTACCCCCAGGTAACTACAGAAAGCTCGAACAAGCAGTTCGATTTTACTTTAGGTGCCTCGGACCTCCAGGGTAATGCCCCAGTGTATTTGGATACTGTTTCCTTCGATGGGACCACCGATCACAAGATCGATTCCCGAGCTGCTGGTCGTTATTTAAGCTACAAGATGACGGTCACTGACGGCAAAGATTTTGCCTTTATAGGTTTTGATGCAGATGTGCAAACCACTGGCAGAAGGTAATTTGATATGACAGCCTTAAAGACTTACAAGAGAAAACCTGCCCCTACATTGCAGCAAGCAGGACAAGTACGCCACACGGGAATACTGCCTGGTCGAACCCTTGGCACTCCAGCTCCCCCAATACAAAACGAGGCTTTGACTAACTACATAGCCGATGAACTCCAGCAACTTGAGAACACCCTCACGATACATGGCCAGGCTACTACCTCAATCGAGGATGGCGTTACGACAATAAAGCAAAACATCATCGACATCACCAATACCACCGGGACGAACACAGCAGCGATCAGTCAAGAAGCCATAACAAGAACTTCTGCTGACTCTGCTCTCGCATCTTTAGTCACAAACTTGACCGCTACGGTAGCTACTGGGGACTCCACCAATGCTGCTGCGATATCCAATGAGTTAACGGTCAGGGCAAATGCCGATAGTGCGTTAGCCACCACAGTAACCAACCTGACTGCTACAGTGACATCGGGTGACAATAGTAATGCTGCTGCAATAAGTAGCGAAGCAACCGCCAGAGCAAACGCTGACAGCGCACTGGCATCTACAGCCTCCACTTTGGCGGCTACAGTGACCAACGGTGACAATGTTAATGCTGCTGCAATCAGTAGCGAAGCAACCGCTAGAGCCAATGCCGATAGCGCAGCCGCGACAACAGTTTCCAACCTAACGGCTACCGTCACTTCTGGTGACAACACTAATGCTGCTGCAATAAGCAGTGAAGCTACGGCTAGGGCTAACGCCGATTCAGCTAACGCCTCAAGCATCAATACTGTGTCTGCCAGTGTCACAACTGAAGCTAATTCACGGGCTGCTGCGGATACTGCTGAGACTAATGCTAGAGTTTCTGCCGACAATACGATAACTGCTTCGGTGACTCAAGAAGCATCCGTGAGAGCGTCTGCTGACAACACACTGTTAGCTAAGTATGGAGTGACGCTAAACAGCAACGGCTATGTCACAGGGTTTTCTCAAAACAATAACGGTACTACGGGTACTTTTAAGATACTGGCAGATAAGTTCACCATTATTGACCCCTCAGATTCTTCTGGAGAAGCAGGTACGCAAGTATTTGATATCACTGGCGGCAATGTGACGATGGACGCGGCCCACATAAAAGATTTAAGTGTGTCTACGGTGAAGATTCAAAATAATGCTGTATCAGTGTCTACTTTTGCCAAACATAATGTACAGTCAGGTTTATCAAATAAGACTTTTTCTACTACTGTAAGTATGCCCATAGCGGGTACGATTACAGTCATTTGTAAAGCTGGTGTATTTGGGGGTGGGTCATCTGCAACAGTTTCCCTCAACTTAACTATTGACGGTACTACTCAAGATTCTTTAAACGCGCAAGGTAGTCCAGCTTTGGCTAACCATTTGCTGTTGGGTTCAAAGGACGTTTCTTCTGGCAACAGAGTAATCACCGTAAATTACACTAATTTAGCTAACACAAATAACCCTTCACAAAAAGCTGACTTCATTATTTTAAGAAGGTT